ACCGGCAGGAGGCCGGTGGCGAGCGCCATCTGAGCCTCCTCCACCGCGTCGGAGAAGCGTCGCATGTCGCCGCCGAAGCCCTGCCCGGCGGCCTCTCCTGCCTTGCCGTAGCGGCGGGCCAGCTCAGCTAGGAGGATATTCTGCGCCTCGACCGTCTTACCCTGTGCCACGAGGTCTTCGACCAGGTCCTCGGTCTCATGCCCGAGTACCACGCCCGCCTTCCGCAGCACGCCGAAGGCCTTGGCCGGGTCGTTGAGTGCCTTGCCGAGCAGCTTGGCCGTGGCCGCCACGTCGGCCGCGGCGGCGTCACCCTCAGCCATCGCCACCGCGAGGTCCACCGCGGCCTTTGTCGCGGCCGGGAAGGTCTCTTCGCCGATGTTCGTGAAGGTGAGCAGGACGTTCTCGCCCGACTGGATGGCCTTGTCGTCGACCGTCGTCAGGTCTTCCAGCGACTCGGCGAGCGCCCGAACGCTGGCGGTCGTCTGTCCAGCGACGCCACCAGTCGTCTCGATCGCCGCCGCGGTCTGCTGCGTCAGGCGTTCCAGCTCCGCCAGCGAGCGGATGCCGAGGGCGGCCTGGGACGCGATGAAACCACCCGCGACGACACCGAGGGCGGTCGTGCGGGTGGCGGCGGTCTGGGCGGCCCGGCCAGCACGGCCGGCCATCGTCTCGAACCGCCCGAGGGATGCTGTGGCGCCCTTCAGGCCGCCGGTCATCCGGTCCTTGAGCGAGAGTTCGACGAAGAGCTTGGCGGTCTCGGCGAAGGCCACGCGGCTACCTCTGGTGCTTCTGCATGGCGCGGATGGACCGCTGCATCGCAGCGTCCTCTTGATGCTGGGCGGCCCGGACGGCCCGGCCGACCGTTTCTTCGGCGAGCAGCTGGGCGGCCAGCCGGGACTCGCGCCAGGTCATCGCCCGCACGGCAGCGAAGCCGCCGAAGCGGGTAGCTAGGATGGTCGCGAAGGCCTCGGGCGCTTGGATCGCGACCGCGAGTTCGCTGATGTCGAGGCGCCCGTCCGCCCACCAGCCGAGGACTTCGCGATCCTTCGTGCCAAAGGGGCGATCACCGACTCTCCGTACAGGTCGTCGGCCCGGTCGGCCAGCTCGTAGGCGTCCTCGTACCGCAGGGCGGCAAGGGCCTCGGGCGTGACCGGCACCGGCTCCCCGGCGTCGTCGAGTAGGTTCCACGACACGACGCCGTGGCGGATGTAGACGGGGCCGACGAGCGTCCCGAAGAGGGATACGTCACCGTCGGCCCGCGACATCGCCCGCAGCGCCTCCATCCCGCCCTCGAAGAGCAGATAGGGGCGAAGGTAGGCGATGTCGCCGTCCGGGTGAGGACTGCCGGGGCACCGGCAGTCGCTCATCCGGACCGGGACCAGTTCATCGGTCATGCGAGCACTGACCTCCTAAAGCGAGGCGAGGGTGTTGACGACGACGGCCCGGATGGCGTACCCGAGGTCCGAGTCGTAGAAGCCGCGGTAGGTGAGGGTGATGGTCGCGTTGCCGCCGATCTCGCCGTACCCGACATTGATGAGGCGGGCGGGGACGCGGACGACATGGCTGTACGGGGTGGAGCCGGTGATGATGACCGGGCTGGTGGTCCGGACCTCGATGTAGCGGTTCGGCACCGGGTCGTCGTCGAGCGTGGCGACCTCGGTGAGGATCGCGGCCTGCTCTTCGGCGGTGATGGTGACGGTGATCTCACGGGCTCCCCGGCCGTAGGCGTGGAGCTGGAAGCGGGTGTTGGACCCGTTCGCATACCGCTTCTGGTCGAGGTTCGGCGCGATCTGGACCGACACGCCGCGTACGGAGTCGGTCAGTTTCGTCGTCCCGATGGACGAGTAGACGGTGTCGAGGTAGACCTCGGTGTCGGCGCCGTAGACCCACGTCGGGGAGTCGTCGATGGTGAGCCCGCCGGTCAGGCCGGTCCCGAACAGGGCGCGGGCGTGCACCCAGTCCTGGCTGGTCTCGAAGGCGCCGAGCCCTTCGTCGAACGACAGCTCGAGCCCGTCGAGGACGGCCGACCCGCCGATGATATTCTGCGCGTCGTCGCCCCACTCGTGGGTGAAGTATTCGAAGTCGTCGGCGGTGAGCGAGGCGGCCTGGAAGGTCCACGTCTTCGCCGCGCCGCCGGTCGGCGTGACCCCACCCTTCAGGAGCGCCGCCCAGAGGTACGGCGCGTCGTTGTAGGCGAGCGGCCCTTCGAGCGAGGACGTGATGCTCGACGCTCCATTGAACGGAGCAAGCACCGGGTCGATGGACCCCTCGTCCACGTCGGGGAACTCGCGCTGGGGGTCGTACACGATCGCGCCGCGGTACGGCAGGGCTCGCGTCGCGGTCGTGTTCGAGGTGAATGACGTCTGCTTCCCGAACTGGTGCTTCCGCAGACGGACGAAGCCCTGGACGGCCATCGGCTGCTTCTCCTAGTGGTGCCGGCTACGGCCGGCCTACGGCCTTCGACACGTTCTCGATGGTGAACCGGACGGCCGCGTGTCCCGGCTCGTCCTCGTCTGCGACCCGCATCCGGTCCCAGATCGTATTGGGGGTGATGTGGTAGTACGGGCTGATGTGCTCGATGAGCCCGTCCACCAGCACATCGAACCGCGCCATCGTCTCGGCGTTGGACGCGAGCTGGTCCACGACGACGATGGACACGTTCATCGTCCGTGTCCGGACGCCGTTGGCCCACTCGATGCTCTCCTCACGGGGAGCGGCGACATAAGCGAACGGCAGGTCTGTCACGTCCGACTCGGGGCGGGCGTCGAATACCCGCCGCAGAAGCGTCGGATTGGCGGTCTGGTAGGCCTCCAAGATGGACACGAGGCCCGCCACCACGTCGGCCCGGAAAGTGTCGGCCATCAGTCAGCCTCGTTCCACGCGTTGACGAAGAAGTCGATGCCGCTCTTGTCGACCGCGGCCTTGGCACCGGGGACGAGGTACGGCTTGGCGCGACTGCCGGGATGGCGGACGCGCTTGGCGAAGAACTCGGGCTTGCTGCCCTTCGCCAGCCGGCCCGATAGGCGCCGGCTGCCGCCCCACGCCAGCGCCTTCCGGCGGACCGGGACGATCTCGTGCGGCTTCGTCCCGTACTCGACCGCCGCGGCGTAGTTCTTGGCCGCCACCACCACGGCCCGGTCCTCGCTGCGGGTGCCGGGGACGATGCTCCGGAAGAGGTCGCCGGTCCGGCGTGGCACCCGCGCATGGGCCTCGGCGATGGTCAGTACCTGCATCTGGCGCATCAGCTCGCGGTGGTCGCCGATAGCCCGGAGGCGCCGCTGGAGGCCGTCGACGCCCTCGACCTTCATACCGACGCCACCGCGGTCCGGATGGCCCAGTTGCGGACGAACGCGGCGTAGCGGGGCGGGATGTCGCCGAGTTCGATGGGCTCGCCGGTGGGCGTGGTCACGACGCCGCTGGCGCCAGACTTGGCCCGGTAGTAGTACCACGCGGCGAGCTCGGTGACGGCATGGATGATGTCGTCGACCGGGAAGGGGTGGCCGATGATCCCCGAGATGACGAGGTCGTTCGGCTCCGCACCACGGGCGTACTGCCAGTCGAGGTTGCGGTCCCACCACATCGGGTCGCTGCGGAAGGCGGCCGGGTCGTAGTAGCGGAGTTGGATGGTCGTCGTGACCTCGGGGTTTCGGCGGTCCGGCAGGAACCAGACATCGGTCCCCTCGGTCATCGTCACGCCCGAGAGGGTGACGACCCTGCTGGCGTCGGTATACGGCCGGTCGTGGATGACGAGCGAGGCCTGGCCGTCGGTCGAGTAATGGCGAGTGACGTTCGAGGCGGCAGCGAAGACGCGGCCGGTGTCGCGCTCGGCCTGCGCGGCGGCGTCGTCGGCGCAGGTCCCGAGCAGGGTGTCGTCCTGCGACCCGGTGAGGCCGAGCCACGTCTTGAGTTCCGAGACCGTGAGCAGCGGGTTAGACATGCGCGTCCTCGAACAGGCGGATGAAGTCGGCGGCGGCCGTGTCCCAGTTGAAGTTGGCGACGACGTGGGCCCGGCCCGCCTCGCCGTAGCGGGCTCGCTTGGCCTCCGACCCGAGCAGGGTAAGGACCGGCTCGACGAAGCCTCGCGGGTCCGGCAGCGCCCAGTCCATGCCGTAGACGGAGTGGTAGCGGACCGCCTCGCCGTAGCGGTCGATGAGCGGCGGGACGAGGAAGCCGCCGGGCCCGATGGTCTCGGCATCGGCCGCCCAGTCGGTCGCCACCACGGGGACCTCGCACGCCGCGGCCTCGGCCAGCGTGAGCCCGAAGCCCTCGCCGCCGGTGGTGGACACGTACACGTCGGCCGCGTTCATCAGGGCCACGAGCCCGGCGGTCGGGAGACCTTTGAACGTGTCGTGCTGATTCGTGAAGACGATCCGGTTCCGGCCGGCCTCGCTCATCCGGGCCAGTTCTTCCACGAGGTTCGGCCCCTCGGGGTCGATGGGCCGGCAGTGGACGACGAGCAGCGCCCGCCGGTCGGCCGCCGCGATGGCGTCGAACGCCTCGAACAGCGTCGGGTAGAACTTGCGCGTCACGTTGCGGTCGGTCCGCAGGATGACGTGCGCCTCGGGGTCGATGCCGAAGGCCTCGCGGCAGGCGCGCTTGGAGGTGAAGGTCCGGTCGTTGAACCGGAGCGGGTCATTGACCCGGACCGGCCGGAAGATGTCGGTATCGACGCCGTGGTAGACCATCGGCACGACCCGGCCGATATGCTCGCTGATCTGGCGGGCGCCGTAGTGGCTCATGGCGACGGGCTGGATGTGTTGCCACAGCGTCCGCCATCCGACCGATAGCCGGTCGCCCTCGATGGGACAGTAGTGCCACACCGGCAGACTGACCCACTGCTGCCACCGCGGGTCGAGCAGTCCGCGCTGGCCGATGTGGCCCATGAGCCCCGAGGGGTCCGACACGACGAGTACCTGGTCGGGTCTCCAGTCGTCGGTCGGGTCGAGCTTCGGCCATGCCGTCCCGTCGATGGCCTCGTGGCTCCAGTTGCCGCCGAACGGCTCACCGTACAGCGCCGCCGGCCAGACCCGCCCGGCGAGCGGCCCGTTGATCGGCTCGCCGCGGTGATTGACCGCGATGATGCGGACGTCGTGGCCGGCGGCGAGGAAGCGGGTCGCCAGGTGTTCGGTGACGACGCCGAAGCCGGTATGGCTCCAGTGCCCGAAGACCAGCAGCCTCATGCGACCGACTCGATGAGCGTCCGGATGGCCTCGGCGTCGGCGTCGAAGTCCACTACCTCGCGGAAGCGCATCGCCGCGTTCTCGCACAGCCGCAGATGGTAGTCCTCGTCGCCGATGATGCGGCGCAGGAGCCGGTTGACCTCGTGCGGGGCACGGCGCTCGATGTCGAACGACGTCACGCCGTCGACCCACAGCGGTCCGGCGAGCTGGTCGCGGTAGTAGGACTCCCAGCCGAAGACCGGCCGTCCCACGGCGAACCAGTCGTGGATGACGTGGCCGAAGCCGTCGCTCCAGCGCTTCAGATGGAAGGCGATGTCGCTGGCCCGCATCGCGTCGCCGACCGCGGGACACGATCGGAGGTTGCCGGCCGCCCACTCATCGGTCGGGGCGGACCCATAGGCACCGTAGACGCGCCACGCCATGTCCCGATTCTGACCAGCGAACGACCGGAAGATGTCGTAGGCCCATGCGGTCTCGGGGAAGCAGTTGACGAATGACGCGACCGTGAATGGCTCGCTCCGCGGCGGAGGCCCGGCCCGGAAGTCGGTGAGGCTGAACTCCTGATGGACCGTGACGTGGGGCCGCGGCGGCGGCGTCGGGCTCGTCGTCGTCAGGATGCCGAACCGTGCCAGGTCCCATCGGTCCTCCGCCATGTCGATGACGCTGAAACGGACGTTGCCGAGGTGGATGCCGAAGGTCGCCCCGATCTCGTCCGCGAAGCGGGACAGACCCTCGTGGTTGTGGGCCACGCTGGCGATGACCACGTCGGGCCGCAGCGCCCGGGCCTGCTCGACCGT